TAGTAGTGTTTACGCCTACATTTCCACCGGGAGTGACTCTTACTTTTTCAGCAGCACCAGTACCAAGAATCAATGGTTGTGCTGATCTTGTTCCTATACCAAACGGAGCATTTGTGTTTGCGCTCATAGCAGAACCATTCGCGCCTACAGTGAACAGAGAGCCAGAAGCGTAACTGTTACCATAGATCGTAAATTGTACTCCAGTATCTCCACCTAAGTTATTAGTAAAATTAGATACGTGAGCACCAGTGTTGCTACCACCTGATACACTGATTCCATCGACACTGGAGTTATTTGCATAAGTCAGACTGATCAATGTACCAAGACTGGTGACATTGGGCTGAGCGGCAGTAGTCAATACACCTGTAAACAGATTGGCTGTGATGACATTTGCGCCACTTAGGTTGCCGCCTGTGCCATTACCTATCTGTAGATTGTTGGTATTTTTGTTAAATGTCAAATTGGCAGTACCATTCAAGTCACCAGCATCATTGAATTGAACACTAGTGTTGGGTCCGTCTGGAGTACCAATCTTATTAGTACCTACTTGCAATCGCAATTGTATAGGTTCTGGGGTAAATGTTATCTCATTTTGAGATACGACTATACCAGTCTGTACCTGATTTACAACAAAATTGGCATTTATTTCGCTCATATTATTGATATCTCACGATCATACCAATAGGCTCGCGATTGAAATCTACCAAAGAACTTAATGGGTCAGTGCGAGACACACCTAAAGTAACGATTACTAACGTACTATTAGCCCCATTCTGTGCTAGTTGTACGACTGGAGTAGCATTGGGTGTTCCTGTGTTGCCTGTGAGGTCTGCTGGGATATAGATATACCCTACACCAGTATTGGCACTAGTGAATGCAGCAGTGAGATTTGCTGAATAAGTACCTGCACCAGTTGATGGTTGCGGAATATCTAATACTAGGTTAGCCACATTTACTGTATCTGCATCTGTGTATGAGATATCAGTAGTATAAAATTTGGCAGCAGTACTAAGCGTCCATGCGTTGCAATTGATTGCATTACCATCACCATCAGTAAATTCGAATGGGATCGTGTAAGATTCGCCTGTGTATATTTCTATACAGGCCATTTCTGTGCCTGCAATTGTTAGAGTTTTGGCCCCGGTTAGTAGTAATGACATTGTAATGTTTCCTGTAATGTATTTATCACGTAATATCAATCCAAAGCAGCCTTACATAGGCGGTGCCATTGGCAACATTACTGTTTGTATCTGTAACCTGACAATTCCAAATACTAGTATAAGCAGTAGCATCTGGAACATCGGTTGCTGAGAATGTTGGACCCGAACTTGTGTTGGAACTGATTGTAGTTGTGCCCAAAGCATCAAGTTGCTTAGTCCACAGGTAAGTATATGGAGAAGTACCATTTGCGATTGTTACAACTGCTGCACTACTAGTGACGTTACCTGTTGGTGCAAATCCGCTATTATTACCTGAAATTGATGCAATAGATACTGTCATCTGAGGAGTAGCAGGTATGTTACTACCCGGAAGAGCATCAATAATTGCTTTGATGAACACGTTACCATCTGTTTGAACATAGAACAAGCCGTTAGCAGCAGTCTTTGTACCATTACCAAACCAGATTGGGAAACTTCCAGTCGATGATATTTCTGTACGGAAGTTTGGTGCCATATCAGTCAATATATTACCAGAAGTTAGAGTGCCCATGTTTGCTGAGATAGCAGACAAGTCGCCTACACTGATCTTGTTAGCAGTCACAGCATTCGCGCTGATCAAGTCCGCTGTAATAGCATTGGCCTGTATGAGATTACCTGTTATGGTACTGGCTTGGATCAAATTACCAGTTATGGTATTACCGACTATATTATTACCAGTAATTGTATTACCCGCGATACGATTTCCAGTAATAGTAAACGCGGCAATCTCATTCGCAGTTATAGTACCAACAACCAGATTATTACCAACAATGGTATTACCTGCAATCAAATTACCAGTTATGGTATTACCCACTATATTGAAACCAGCGATAGTATTTGCTGCTACTAGGTTACCTGTAATGGTACTAGCCGCGATTAGGCTACCGGTAATAGTATTTGCCTGTATCAAATTACCAGTAATCGTGTTACCTATGATGTTGAAACCAGCAATGGTATTACCTGCTATGAGATTTCCAGTAATCGTATTATTGGCAATCAAATTACCAGTTATCGCAGAGTCGGCAATCTTGTTTCCAGTAATGGTACTGCTCTGTATGTTGATACCACCGATAGTATTGCCCGCGATCAAATTACCAGTAATGGCAGAATCGGCAATCTTGTTTCCAGTTATGGTTGAAATTGCAATGTTGAATCCAGTTATGGTGTTCGGTTGGATGTTAGTACCAGAAATCGTATTGCTTGCAATATTATTACCAGTGATGGTATTGATAATAATGTTATTACCAGAAATAGAATTAGGCTGTATTTGAGTTCCGCCTATGCCTCCGAATCCGGTGTTCGCATCATAAGTTGTGATATCGGCACCTGACCAGTCGAAGACCGCTGTTGATGGGCCTTGACGACCCGCAGTATTATTTCTAGCAGTAACTGAGAAATAGTAATTGCCAGAAGGGATGTCATTGATGTCAACACTAGTAACAGCATTAGCAGTGAATGGCACGCCAAGTCCATTCTGTACTTGACGATAAAGTCTATGAGCCGATAATGTATTGCTTGTACCATAATTGAAATCCATGTAAATCGTTGTACCAGTTGTTGGTACATTGCCTGATACTCTGAATGATGTGACGTTGCCAGAAGAATCTGGATTAACTGTGATAACAGGAACATCTGGCAAACTGAACACATTTGGATCAGTCAAGCCCGTATTGAATGCTGGTATGAAGTCTTGTATAGAATTGTCAGCATAGATCGTGTCATTGAATTCAAACGCAACAACCTGCGCACCAAGATTACCATCAGCATACTTCTCTTCTGCTACTGACGATACTCTGAATAACTTGTTTGTCCAACCGTATGGTGCAAAAGTGATCCTGATAACATCACCCGCTTCCATCACTATACCTGAGAAATCAGTCTGGAACTGTACGACCAGATCTTCTCTTGATTGTAACAATCGTCTGACACCTAGATACTTCGCTTGTACTGCGTTATTGACTACAGGTAGATTGAAATTTAGTCTATTGATCGCTTCATTTGGTGACATCACACCAACTTGATACTGCGACAATTCTACAACCTGATAGTCATTCTGATCTTTTATGTTTTTGTTAGGGTAAGCGACTTCTACTTCGTTGTATGTCTCATTGAGACTGATAGGATTGATCTGTATGCCACCTACAAGATTGCTACTGTTCACTAGGAATAGATCATTGATCGTCTGTTCTGGAGTATATGATTTATTCATGACTACTCGCCATTTACCTGTCAATTCGCTATATTGTAACCATGAATCGCAAGCGTCTACTAATGCCTGTAGATTCTCTAAACAATTGTTAGAAGTATCGATTGGACCATTGATACGGTATCGCGGTTGTGTTGCTGATCCGCCGCCTACTGGTACATAAGTGATCAACTCGTCTGAGTAAGCATCTAATGCAAGTAGTGATGCACTATCGACACGATCAGATGGAATGCCACATCCATATCTAGTATTAAGCAAATAGTCTTGTATGATTGCGCCGGGTTTATTCAGATTGTTCTGTAATTCTACTGTCAATGCGCCTAATGCTGTAGTTCCAGCATCGACATTATAGATGACCTTGACTATGGCATATGCACAATTGGTCATGAGATCACTGTTTGTCCAAGGATTTGGTATGTTAATATCACCTAATATTTGTGGACCAGTGAGTGGAGTATTGGCTCCGGGTAATGGTGTAACACCATCAGACGAACCATTAGGAAAGATGTAGATGTAGAGATATCCCTGAATCTTAGTATCTACTTGTGCTGGAGTTGTATTCGTAGTCAATGTCATGACTTTTGATGGTTCAACTCCATCAAAACCAACTAATTTGCCATCATAATAGACATTACCATATCCATAGAATGAAGTTGCGGTAGTATCGCATACTTCTGCTAATGCGATGACATAGTACATCGTCTTCTGATCGTAAGTAATCTTGGCATCAGTTATGGGTCCAGACATGAATGCTGATCCATAAACAACACCGATCTTGTTGTCTGTAGCGGGAGGCAACTGTATTCTTGCACCACCATCACCACCTGCATTACTACCTCGTTGAGATCGT